AAATGCATACTAAATTTATTTCCTTTTTTAGTAAACACCATCATTTTACCGCAGTATAAATCATTAGTAGCCCAAATTAATTCGAAGCCCCAACCTTTATCTACTTTACCTTCTAGTCTTTCCATGTTTCTATCCATTCCTCCGGTTTGGTAAATTTAAACTTACCTATTGTTTTTAGTAATTTTGTATTATCACTACAAGTATATTTTTGATATTGTCCAATTAAATTTTCAGGCATTGGTATAGGTTCTACTTTTGCATTATATTTTTTTGCAATACTATGTGCAATGGTTGTAAAACTTGTTGTTTCACCTGTGCCTACATTCCAAATACCCATTTCGTCTATATGCATCATTTTTTCAATAATTTGGCATACATCTCCTATGTATATAAAGTCTCTTAAATAATCACTACTTCCTACAAATGGGTGTACTGAGCCTGTTTCTTTTGCTTGTTTGGCAAATTTATGAAACACACTCATTTGATCACCTTTGTGTTCTTCGTGTTCTCCATATACATTAAAGAATCTTAGTCCTTTTATATTACATTTGTAGTCATCCCAAGACAACATTTCAATGCTTCTATCAAACAAATATTTTGACCACGAATAAGGACTTTGCGGTTGTTTAGGAGCATCTTCATTAAAATTTTGACCGTCTCCGTATACACTTGCACTTGATGCATAAATTAAATCAACACCTTGCATGTCACAAACTTGCAGTAATCTATGACTGAAATCTAAATTTTGTTTTAGAACTTTTTCTACATCACGTTCGGTTGTGCTTGATATTGCACCCATGTGTATTACTTTATCAAACTGGCTACAATCAGGGACAACATTTTCAATGTATTCATATTCAGCAATCCCATGCCCTTTACTCATAAGATATTCTTTTAAATTTTTGCCGATAAATCCATCCGCGCCTGTAATTAATATTTTTAAACTATCACTCATTTATCTTCTCAAGTATACTTGTTGTTGAAAAATCTTCAACAGTAGGCACAATGTATACACTAGTTAAGTCATGTCCTACTACTTCATTTACTTTATAATCTCCACCCTTTACAATCAAATTAGGTTTAAGTGATTTAATTAAGTTATAAGGTGTGTCTTCACTGAATACAATGACTTCATCTACCCAAGATAGTATTTCTAATTGTTTCTTACGTGTTTCTACAGGATTAATTGGACGATTATCTCCTTTTAGTCTTCTTACACTACTGTCATCATTTAATCCTACAATAAGTTTATCACCTTTTTCTTTTGCGGCTTTTAATAATTCAAAATGTCCTGTATGTAGAATATCAAAACAACCATTTGTAAAAACGACTGTGCTTTCAAGATCTTCTTTTTTTAATTTGTAAGTACCACTATGTCTAACACTTTCAGTTGAACCTTTTATAGCGATTTCTAAGCATTTTTTATAACTGTATCCTTTTGTTAATCCGAATACAAATCCTGCTATAAAACAATCTCCTGCACCTGTTACATCTGCTACTTCTACATTCTCAACAGGTATATTATAATTTTCTCCGTCAATATTAGCAATTACCTCTTTCCCTGCATTAGTGGTAATAATATTTCCTTGCCATTTGTCAAATCCAAACTTGTAAAATTCGTTATAGTTTGGTTTTACTAGCCATGCACCTTTATATTCAGATGCATTACGTTTAGGATCAACAATTATTTTACAACCAAATTTGTTTATATGATTTATTATTTTTTGTGTATGATCTAATGAACCTTTGTTATAATCACTTAGAATAACATAGTCGTATGGTGCAAAATCACTTTGTAATACTTGTTGTAAAACAGCATCTGCATCAGCATGTTCATCTTCATCTAATCTAGTAATATAATGTCCATCTGATATTATTCTTGTTTTAGTACTTCTATTTTGATTGTTATGAACAAGTGTTGCATCTATATCTAAATTTTTTAAATTTTCTAATACAAGTCCAGCACCTCCCAAAGAGGTCGAAACTCTATCAATATTAACAATTGGTACTGGCGCCTCAGGACTAATTCTTGAACTAGTGCCATAAACATATTTGTCTACAATAACATCGCCGAATACTAAGACTTTCATAACTTATAATAACTTACTATCTATTCTTTGTCAAGTAAATTTAGAACTTTAGTTACTGTTTCTAATTTACTTTGATTAATTTTACTTTGCAGTGTATTACGTAAACCGTGATGCAAAGGCTTTGGCCAACTTCCGCTTTTGACCCATGCATAACCATCATGTTCTCCATTTAGTAAAGGCATAAACTCTTCTTTGACTGCACACAAATATGTATGGAATTGAAATTGATGATCAGTTGATATAAATGTTTCTAAAGGTATAGTCTTTTCAATTTTAGGATTGAATCCTACTTCTTCTTTTATTTCCCGCTTTAGTACTTCCCATGGCGTTTCTTTACCTTCGCCTGTGCCTCCAACTAATCCCCATAAGTTCTTAGTCTTACCTTTAGTACGATGTAGTAGCAAAAATCGCTGTGTTTTCAAACTGTAGAACAGGGTTCCACTGCAAATTATCTTGTTCATAAAAATAATTAGCCGTTGAGAGCGATTCGCCAGGTCCCTCCTGGATACAGTCCCTCAATACTTAATAGCCATTCATCGCCATCCCAGCGATATTGTATGCCTGTTTTAAGATTTGTGACATATGTGACTTCTTTTACAGTAGCCGCTTCGAACACAACTACAAATTTAGTTCCGTCCCATTCAACAATGTCGTTACGTTTTGCAACAAAGTCTACTCCGCCTGTAGATTTCCATGCATCTGCACCATCTGTATTTGTTGCATCACCAATATCATTAAGCAATAGTATTCTACCACCTAGTCCTTTCATAATATTAGTTGGAACAGTCTTTTGTGGATCTATTATATAATCTATTGTAGTCCATTGGTTATTATTTCTTACAGGACCAGATATAATACTGTTGCTTGGGAATGTGTCTGCGTCCCAATTAATTATAAGTTGTGTTTCGTCCATAGAGTTTACACTTATAGTACCAGTAACTTCATGTGTAGTTTCATTTAATTTTGTAAAGTAAATTCTACTTATATCATCTTGATATTGTCCTGGGTGGCTATCTAAAATCTGTCGCCAACTAGTTGCACCAACTACACCTTTGCTTTCTATTTGTGCTAGTGTGCCTGTAACATATATACCGTAATCTTGATAGTTAGTACCTACAACATGTTTTGCTGATGTTGTTTCAATTGAACGTTGTCCGTCTTTGTCAGCAACGCCAGGTACAATGCTATCATCCCATCTGTTTAATTCTGGATTACTTAACCCTAGATCTAATGTTCCAGTGCCTTCGTCAAATATACTTGTAATAATATTTGTAATTACACCAAGACGTTTAACTTTTACAGGTGGACTAATATAAATTGGTGTTGTAAATGTTAATGTTGATACATCAATTTCACTGTCAACGCCTACAGGAACACTTCGTGAACTCCATGTTACACTTTCTAACATCACATGTGTTAAACTTGTCCAGTCTATATAATTGTCAGTAGTTTGTACTTCTAGACTAGGATTGAATAATACTAAGATTTGCTCTAATATTTGCAATTTCATATCAGTATTAGTTGACCAAATATCAGCATTAAAAGTAAGTTTATAAGGAGTAGGCATTAATCTTTCAACTGTGTAGTTTTTACCTTCATAGTTTAGATATTCTTTGCCTGATTCATCATAAGCACGTTCTCTAATATTCACTTTGCTTACATAACTTGCATCTGCGGTGCGTTCTCTATCAATTTCCATACCAGTTACATGTACAGCAATACGTGGCGCACTTGGTATTTTATTTTCTGTGTTGTCTCTAATTATGTTTGCTACTTGACGTGTCAAGTCTCCATATGTTACAGGTATTTGTGTTAAATTACCTTTACCATCTTTTACAGAAAAATTACTCAGTAGTCTTACCATTTGAGTAACATATCTTCTTACTTGTCCGTCATAAAAATGTTGCATTAGTTATCTGCCTTAGGTCTAAGTGCTTTTGATAGACTTTGTTTTTCTTTAACAGTTTCACCACCAATTTGTGATTGATTAGTGTTGTTAATAAATGTAGTCTTTTGTGTGTTACGTGTATCAGTATTAGTTAAATCTACTCTTACACCATCTTGTAATTTAATCCAACGATTACCATCATATCTAAATAATCTTTTAGGTGAAAAATCTGTTCTCAAAAAATAATCTCCATCTTCTGGTACTGTAGGAAAACTAATACCCATTCCATAAGGTGCACCATTATTACCTTCAACACCTAATAAGTAGCCTTGATATCCTGATCTATCAGGACGGTCACTAATCATATCAGTTGTTGTACCTATATTACTAGCATCTATGTCAGTTTCATCTGCGGTTTTAAGTGCAACTGTACCATCTGCATTAGTTGCTAAAGTATAGTAATGACTAATATTATATCCTGATTTTGCTGAATCTGCTTCTGCTTGTGCAATTACACTGTTGTTGATATTCATTTCTTTTTCGTATGTAGAAAGCACATCTCTCAATGTATCACTCGATCCTTCTTGTGCAGGTAAATCAAGTATTTCTTTAAATTCTTGCGAATCAACAATTTGTTTTAGTTTTATTCTATATAAATGTGGATACCATGTAGGTGAAAAACCTTCTGCGGCTCTGTTTACATCTTCAACTACATAAAATCTTTTAAGTGCATACGAATAATCATTAGCCGCATATTCATCTTTTAAATGAGGTAGTTCTATAACATCTCCACTCATAATCTTTCTACCAAGTGTTTTCACACTTGAGTTAATATGAATTGTCATAAACAATGTATCATTTGCTAAAAATAATCCAAATTGACTCATATCAAAATCTATATCTTGCACATTGTAAATACCACGCATTGTGTAGATGTCTGGATCGTACTTTCTATCTCTATTTTCTAGAAATAGCATATCTTGGATATTTGTTTCTTTCACTGCATCATAGCGTGGTTGATCAGCAGTTGCGTCTGCTTCATCAGGATTATTAGGACCTAAATATTTGTGAACAAAAATGTCAGTTCCGCCCACAGTGAACATTTCATGGATTTGTTTGTCCATAAATGTATAATCATTGCCCTTTTCTGGTTTATATAAGGATAGTCTTGGCATATACATATTTATCGTAAGTGACAACTATCGATAAATACTAGTGGAGACTTTACATATGGCTACATTAGCAACTAAGAAACAAGAAATTTACGATTACGTCTATGCACTTTTAGGCGGAGGCATGGTAGATGTAGAATTGGATCCTGTCCATTATGAAACTGCCCTCAACAAAGCATTATCAAAATTTAGACAACGTAGTGATAATTCAGTTGAAGAATCATACTTGTTTATGCCAACAATAGAAGATCAAAATACATATGT